ATGGTGGCCTACGAGAAGTTCCACGATGGCCAGATGAGCGACTACATCCCCACCGATGCCGACCTGCAAAAGGGCTTTGACGGCATCCCCCAGTTCCCCGGCAACGAGATCTGAGCCGATACTATAATTACTATATAATAAAGGAGAAGCGCGCTCCCGATTCCGGGAACACGCTTCTCCTTTTCTGCGCACCATCTCCTGCAAACAGAAAACCGCCAGCGTATCTCTACACTGGCGGTCTTTTTATGGGCGCGGGTGGATTACGCAAGCCGCGCATCTAAAAAAGCCCCGCAGGGGCTTTTTTCCCCGCCGGACTATTCGGCGGGTCGATGCTGTTCGAATCCACCCGCCTAGCCTCCGGGAAGGTTATTATAAAACAGAAACTCCAGTACCCGGTTCGGATACTGGAGTTCTTGGTGGGCGCGGGTGGATTCGAACAAGCTCAACTATCACAATTCGCTGGATGCGCTTTGAAATTGTGATGGATTCATGCGCATTTTTTTTGAATTTCACCAAAAATCAATCATCGGCTATCACAACCATTTAGGAACAAAAACGGGTTACAAAGTGGGTTATTTTGCACGCGGAGAATACTCTGCCAGAGCATCTGAAACGGCCATTGCTGCCGTGTCAGCCCTGCCGTCAACGGCGTGACTGTACCAGCCGTAAGTATCCATACTTTTGCTGTGCCCTACCATGCGGCGCAGTTCTGCCGGGGACACGGCATCCTCGATGATGCTCACAAAGGTGTGCCGTAGCTCATACAGGCTGACCGGCGGGTCAATACCGTTGCTGCGCTGGTAGAGTTTCCAGAAGTTGTACAGGCTTTGCTCGTTCCTCAGGGAGAAGATAGAATCATCTCCCCGAAGAGGCCGCTCCTCTTCAAAGGCCCGCTGCTGCAGCTGAGCGTGGAGTTCCGCAGCCGCCAGCGGATGCAGGACCACCGTGCGGATAGCGTTTTCGTTCTTGCCGTGCGTTTCCTCATCAAAGGTATTGATGGCCCGGGCAAGATGCAGCCGGTTGCCCTCCATGTCGCCCACGCGCAGCCCCAGCAGCTCCCCGGGGCGCAGGCCAGTCAGGACTGCAAAGCGATATGCATGGATATTGGCATCCTGTTCAACCTTGCCACGGACGATGCGCGTATCCGTGGAAAGCAGGACCCGCAGCGCGTCCGGCTGAAGGATCTTTCGGCCCTTTGGACGTGCTCCCCTGGGTACTGTGAGACCCTCGTCCTCTGGCCGCAGGGCGGTGTATTTGTGCTGCCTTGCCCATTTCACAAAGCTGACTTCAACCGCCCGGATTCCCTGTAATGTTTTCTTAGAGAGGTTTCCCCTGCTCTTTCGAATGGCCTGCGGGTTCATGCTGCCTTCTTTGTATGCCCGATTCAGCACGTCCTGCAGCATTCCCGTGTTCAGGTCTCCGATGCGCCGCTCTCCAATGATTGGCAGGATGTAGTTCTGTCCGAACTTCTCCACCTGCTGGGCATAGCTTGTGCCGGCAGTGGCCCGCACCGAGATCAGATACTCGTTCCAAACCTCCAAGCAGCGCTTGGTGGTGCTGCAAATGCCCTCATCCAGCCAGGCATCTGCTTTTGCATTTGCTTCCCGCTGGCCGGTACGGCCCGGCTTTGCGCTGGTGAACGTCTTGCGCACGCCGTCCTTCTGCACCTTGATCTGCCAGCGGTTCTGGTTCGGCAGCCACTGGGCGGTGTTGGTTCGCATTCCCATAAAAAATACCTCCTTTGGGGTACACTTTGACAAGCCCGCCCAAAAGAGGTATAATCGCAGTGTCGAGTGTGCGATGCCCTCTTCTGGGTGAGCCGCTTATCTTAACTCCCTCGGTGTTGGTAGCACCGGGGGAGTTTTTTATTTACAATCAGTTGTTCGTACGGTAGATAACCTCCAAGCCCTGATTCGGGTGATAAGACCAGGTAACTGTCACATCATCAAAGCTTTCCTTCTGGCGGCCATCAATTGCTCGTGTATTTGCCATTTCTTTATAAAGCCATTCTGGCAATCCAAGTGCTTTGTTGGTCAGTTTTACATGCTCCAAGCCAGTTTCATTAAAGATAATCGAGCCGCCTTTCATGTTAAGCGGATTATTATCAATCGTCATATAGGAACCATCTTCAGCAACTGAAACCGTTACGTCATTATAAAGATCATAAAACAGTTTAAAATCCGGTGCCATTCCCTTCTTATAGAAAGTTGGTGCTATATCCTCATCCAGAGATATGAGAGTTTCCTTTCCATCTTCATTTACAACCTTCCAAGTTGCCAGAATAACAGGTGCACCATCATCGGCGAACCGTTGAACTTCTCCCTTAAATGTAACGTCCTGATCATTGAATACGTTCTTGTAATAGTCGTATAAACTTTCTTTTACAGCCGCATACACACGCTGCCCATTTTCCACAACGGAAAAGCACTTATAGTTTGTATTTGTTTTTTCAACCGAGTATGTAAAATAATATCCGAAGTCCGTATGGCCTGAATAGGCCACATAATCGCCTGTTTTGTACTGCACTCCCTCTGCAAATGCAGACATTGCAAGTACAAAACAAAGTACCACCATCAACGCCATTGAAACTATTTTCTTTTTCATACAAAAGGCCTCCTATGTTTGTTTATATTTCCGTCAGCGCGTATAATTCTGCGCTGCACTCGTCGAGCTTCGTTTTAGCATTATCGCTCATATATAACAGATATGGTTCAAATGCCCGATGATATTTTATTGCCCAGTTCTGCTTTGCTTTGGGCGATTTTAAACTTTCTATTTTGTCCCGGTATTTTTCTTGTGTACGCTGGACAATTTCATTAACGGCTTCTTCTCGAAACGTCAAATCCAGATATTTTTCCAACGAGGAAGTTGTAGTTACTTTCACGCCATACTTTTTACAATCTTCCAGCTGTATTAAACGGCCAACACAAAAATCATACCGCATAAAGAACACCGACGGTTCTGTGGTAGAGGAAAGAATCTTAGCACTTTCCTGAGCCTGTTTAAGAAATTGCGGTGCTAATATTTGAGCGTTCATGCGAGAATCAACCAAATCCATCTGGCCCATCCATTCGGGGTTCGGGGAATACCTGGACGGCTCTTCCGCCGCATCCATTGCCATCTTTCCGACTACCTTTGTAGCCTTTTTCAGCCAACCAAAAACGCCCATGCGGTACCTCCCACATCAGATATCCCGGCAGAGCCCCACGGCCTTGCCTTCAATGACAACGGCATTCATATCTTCCCGGCTGAGAATGATGCTGCTGAAAGCCGGATTCTCCGGCCGCAGTTCAATGAAGTTCTCGTGCAGATAGACATGCTTCAGGGTGGCCTCTTCCCCGATCCGCACAGCAGCGATCTCGCCGTTCTCCACCTCTGGCTGGCTGCGAATCGCCACCAGATCGCCATCATGGATGCGAGGTTCCATGCTGTCACCCTTGCAGGTCAGCGTAAAGGTGGAGTGCCAGCGGGAAGGCACGCACACCATTTGATCAATGTTCTCTTCTGCCGTGATGGGCGTACCGCAGGCGATCCGCCCCACAAGCGGCACCACATCCATGGCTGGCATCGGCTCAAAGCCCGGCGGAACGGTAGGTTCTCTGGATGCAGCCGGAGCGGGCTGCTCCTCCCAGCCCATCAGGTAGGCGGGAGACACTCTCAGCCGTTTTGCAATGGCATCTACTTTATCTGTCGGTATGTTTGTTACAATGTTATTCTCATACTTATATACAGCTTGCTTTGATACACCAATGTAGTCAGCAAGCTCCTGCTGGGTTACGTCTTGCTCCTGACGTACCTTTCGAATGCGATCACCTACAGTCACCGTGAGCACCTCCTTTAATGTCTATAGTATAGCAGATAAACCATCAGTTTACAATATTTTTAATTCAATTACCAAAAATAACTTGACAGGTCACAAATATGGTGTTATCATACCTGTGACCTCACAAGTTACATCGAGGCCGTTTGGAGGTGAAAGTGTGGTAAACGTCAATTTGCTCAAGTCGTACATGGTCAAAGCAGGCTACACTCAAAAAATGTTGGCTCAGGAACTTGGAATTTCGGAGCAGACCTTAACACGCAAGCTCAAGAAACGTGTCTTTGGCACGGACGAAGCCTCAAAGATTGTAGAGCTTTTAAGTATCGACAATCCGCAGGCTGTATTTTTCGGCCACTGAGTAACCCGTGAAGTTACATCAAAGGAGGTGAACAACGTGAATGACAACAAAAAGCCCAGCGAACCTGTGAAAGAGGCACGCTGGGCACAGGAGATTCACCTTTCACAGCTGGACGACCGCATTCTCTGCCAAATAGATGAAACGGTTATCCAGAATGTGAAAGCCTACTCGTTCGCTCAATCCAGCAACGGGAAAGCGCTGCTAAATTTAAGCATTGAGATCAATGCGGAAGTTGTGTCAACCACGATACAAGCGCAGAGGCAATCGCACTTGTAACCCATGAATGCCGTTCCATCGTTTCCGAAAACTTGTACAGCAACCCCTTCTGTGGAGGGATTTGCTCATTCACAATCATTTCAACAAGATCAACTAACTTCTGGACTTGCTCTTTGTCCGGTGCATTTTCAGCTTCTGCCCTTTCCCGCAGTTCCTGAAAATTCGTCTGGTAGTTGATGGTCGCTGTATTGGCTGTTCCAATTACAGAACCGTAAGCTGTACCGATATTATAAATATTACTCTGACGCTGTTCGGTTTCTTTTCGCTTTTTCTCGACTTCGGTCATATAGAACGCTTTTATTTCTTCCTGCTGCTTTTGGAAGAACGATGCCTGCGTTTCCGTGACATAAAGCCGTTCATTGGCCGGAGTGATAATAACATCGTCTATCTTAATATCGGTTTTTGGGCGAAATCCAACGTACTGACGGTTCGTTGCCGTTTCTCGGTTTGGCAAACCTGGAACGGTCGCAATAATTTCACCATCTCGCTCAATTTGCATATCCAAACCTTGCATCTCTAAAAAGCTCTCAAAAATCATTTTATCACCTCCTTTCCTGTTTCAGTATAGCACGGGAAGGGAGCCATCAGCAAGGAGGTGAGCAACGTGAAAAAGCCTTATCTCAAAATCAGTCGTCTGGCAGAAGACCAGGATCTCAACCAGGGCGCACTTGCGGCCCTGATTGGGGTAAGCTCCAACACGATGACCGCACGGCTCAAGGGGACACAACCTTGGAGGAGTGACGAGATCGTCATCATCTGCAGAGCACTACACATCCCGCAAGAAAAAATCGGGGAGTATTTCTTCCCGGCAATCGCAAAGGAGGAAAAGACCGCATGAAACCTTACACCCTTGCATCCGAGCGGGCCGCAGCGCCCACTGGATGCGCGTACATCGCACCGCTGTTTTGGAACAAGTGGTTCCGTTGGGGCGGTAGTCAGGCATCTGGCTGCTACCAGCTGGGCGGACAAATCAAGGATGAAAGCCACACCGGGCTGCAGATTTTTGCTGATGGCGAATGGCACCCGGTCATCGGATGGGCATTGGACGACTGCAGACCCGCAGTCAATTGCCTTCAGGAGGCAGGAGCATGAATATCAGCCCGAACGCTCAGTTAAAAATCCAGCTGGGTAAGGATGGGAACCCCAAGATTTATGCCTGCGGTACAGAGATGGAACAGAAAGCCCTTTGCGCTGCTCTGATTGCCGGGATTTGCATAGATCAAAGAAATCCGGAAGCATTGCTCAGCATAGTGACTACTGCCGCAGACCTCATGGACAGAATGGAGGAATCCCCCAATGAAGATTAAATCCCGCGTCTGGTACTGGCTGGCTGCTGCCAGCGGTGCTGTAAGTCTGCTGTACGGCATGGGCATCGAGGGCGGTGCACAGCTGGGCAGCTCCATCTCTGACAGCCAGTTCGTCACGGCCCTGTGCCTGGTTCTGGCAGCGGTAGCGTTCCTGCGGCTGGGCTTTGCCTCCCAGGATCGTGAACAGAACGCCCGCCGCTATGGCCGCGTTGACCGCACCCACGCCCGCACCGAAGAGCCGGAGTACCGGCAGAACCGGAGGGGCGCATGAAGAAGCGCATTCTCACCCTACTCGAAGTGGAAGGTCTTTGGGTGCTGATCCGGCTTCTGGATGCCCGCATTTGGCTACTGAAGCGCATTATCAGACTGACTGAAGCGAGTATCTCTCTCTTGGGCAAAGTAATCGACTATAAGTCGGAAGACGAAAATGAGCCCGCCCGTGCTGGTAACACGGACGAGCCCAAAGGGTGATGGAATTCACAAGCCCCATCACTCTTGATGATATCACATCAGAAAGGATTTTACAAATGAAAGGTATTTTAGCCGAGCCGGGCAAGGCTCCGGTGATCGCGTCCCTGCCCGACAGCCTGTGGGCCATTGAGAACCGGCTGGGTACGCCCTGCGAGATGATCGTGCTGCCCCGCACCCCGGCGGTGCTGTTCGTGGGCCGGTACGATGGCCCCATCCAGCCCGCCAGCCTGCTCAACCGGAAGTACCGGGGCCGCCAGCTTTACGGGCCCATCCTCTGCTACGGATGGAAGGGCAACAACATCCAGCCCATGAACAAGGATGTGCAGACCGAGATGCTGGACCGCCTGAAGGGCACGGAGGTGAAAGTGTGACCACCTATATCTGCAAATGCGGACGGCGAGTGAAGAAATCCACCGATGCCAGTACCACTGGAAACCGCCTATCTGGTTACGCACCCGGCCATGAGTGCTGGGGATGCCCCTATGCCATGCCATACGGAGACTTTCAATGGGATGAAAGTGCTAGAACTGTCAGCCGGGAGACTCGGGGCTACGAGTGCCGGATGAGCAAGACCCTCACTTATGCGTCAGAGTTCGCTGGCTCTATCAAGGATAAATGCACCTGTCGAGTGCATAGTCTGGACTTCGACTTTCTGTCTCAGGTCTCCGCATGGATCAAAGACACTTATCCAGACAGAGAGATTTTCGGCTCATTTTCCAAAGATATTCGTGCATCGGACTATGGGTCTGACGGGCGCTATTGCCTGACAATCACATGCACTCAGAATCTGAAAGGTGTTGCCGCAAAAAGAGAGCTGTTTGGTCAGTTTTTCAACCCGGATGGAAGCCGCAAGGACATGACACCGCAGCAGGAAATGGAAAAGATTCTTACCGACATCAAAAAAGCAAAGGAGATTCTCTCATGTGCACCTGCCCAGAATGCGGATGCTGCTGTGACTACGGCAGAGAATGCTGTCCCGACTGCCACAGCGGCAACGCCGACCATCTCGGAGAGCGGGGCGGATGCAAGCGCATCGACCCCCGCGACATCCCTGCAGAACTGCGAATCGGCCCCTGCCGCATCGGCGGGCGATTCTTCTGTATCGACAGCTGGTGCCATGCAGGACAAGCCCTTGACCTTTATCCGGGAGGACAAGTGCCCGGCGTTTGATTATTCCGGCCTGACCGACCAGACCGTGGAGAATCTGCACTTTGCCGAGGACGAATACCGCCACGGTAAACAGATGGCCGAGCGTGGCCTTGTGCACATGGGCAATGCCATCGCCGCCGCCCATGATGCACTGTGCGGCACCGTTGTCCAACAATTGGACAACGGCCAGTTCGCAAAAAAAGAGGATACGTTCCGGGCATGGTGCTGCTCTATCGGCATCACCAAGTCAACCGCCTACAACCTGCTGCAGGTCTCCGCCCTGATGGACGGCAGCAGCCCACGCCAGCGGGCCATTCTGGAAGCCCTGCCGCCTACCCTGCTGTACGCCGTGGCAAAGCCCAGCGCCCCGCAGGAGCTAGTGGAGAAGGTCAAGAACGGTGAGGTCACCACGAACAAAGCCTATCAGGATCTGCTCAAGGAAAACCAGCAGCTCCGCACCGAGCGGGACAAGGCCCGCGCCGACCAGCTGAGCACCGCCAAAGACTGCAACCGGCTGGGTCTGAAGGTCTCGCAGGAAAAAGACCGAGCAGACAAGGCCGAGGCCCGGGAAGAGGAAGCCTGGAAGCTGCAGAGCAAGGCCGAAGAGCGAGCCAAGAATGCAGAAGAAGCCTTGAAGCACCAGCCGATCACGGCGGTCATCGACGAAGAAGAGATCGACCGCCGGGCCGCAGAAAAAGCCTGGGGCCTTGCCGATGCCCGGAACGCCGAACTGGCCAAGGACAACGCTAACCTGAAGAAACAGGTTGCGGCACTCCGCTCCCGCATCAACGATGATGCCCAGGCAGATTTTGAGCAAGCCAACTACTGCGCCAGCCTGATGCGGGCGGCGTGGGATAACAGCAAGGCCAGCTATTCCCGGCTGGTGGGCGAAGATCTGGAAAGCACCTTTCAGGCCATCTGCGGTACCCTGAACAGCATCATGGAGGAGGCCTCCCTGCTCTGCCGCCAGCCGCCGGATTATGATGGAGGTGACAGGGATGAATGAGATGTACTGTCTGGACCTTGACCGTTACGGCCCGCCCATGGAGCCGCCCGATGATTACTACCTTGCCCCCGACCGGGAGCCAGAAGAGGAGGAACTGACCGATGACGAATGAATTGACTGTCCGAGTAGAGCGCCCGGTGATCCCGGCCATGAACTGGAACAAAGATGAGGTGCAGAAGAACCTTGACGAACTTCTGGCCTCCTATACAGGCCGTGTGTACACACCTGAATCCATCAAGGATGCCAAGGCCGACCGTGCTGCCGTCAACAAGTGGGATAAGCAGCTGGCCGCTGCTCTGACCGCTGCCAAGCGGCTTTACACTGACCCGCTGGAGGATTTTCAGAAGAGCATCCGGGAGATGCAGGCCCAGTGTAAGAAGATCTCCGGAGCCATTGATCAGCAGGTAAAAGCAGTAGAACAGGCCCAGCGGGAAGAAAAAGCATCCACCCTGCGGCTGGTCTACCGGGACTGCGTCGGGGAACTGGAACCTCTGATTTCTTTTGACCGTCTGCTTGTGCCCCAGTGGCTCAACAAAACCTTTGACCTTGCCCAGGCCGAAAAGGAACTGCGTAAGGCTGTGGAGACCCGGCGGGAGGAACTGCGCCTCATCCGGGAGACCTGCGGTGAAGACGCTGAGCCCTGCATTACCGAATACCTGCGGGCCTTGAGCGTCAACGATGCACTGCATGAACACAGCCGCCGGGAGCACGCCCGTGCGGCTCAGGCTGAGGCAGAGGCCCAGCGACAGGCCGCAGAACGGGCCAGAGCCGCTGCACCGGTCATCATCCCGCCCACCGAGGAAGAGCGTCAGCTGAAAGAAGAGGCCGCACAGGAGGCCCGGAGCAACGCCTTTGTGACGGCTTCCGGGCGGCTGGACTGCGAGGTATTGCAGCAGTTCGCCCTGCCTGGCACAGGCCTTGCACCTGCCCGCAAACGCTACCGCTTCTGGGTAGATTTTACCCCGGAAGACATCGAATGGTTCAAAGCCGAAGCTAAAAAGCGCGGTTTCGCATATGGTTCTGTAAAATAATTGGAGGATTTCACTTATGGCTTTTTCTCGTCCCGGCGCACCTGCGCCCACCATGTCCGCAAACACCACCGGCACCACCACCGCCGCCCGGATGACTGCAATGCAGCAGCGTGCCGCCCAGAGCAGCGCTCTGCAGGCTGCCAGCCCGGCCAAGCCCGTGGAGATCACTTCTGCCGACGGCCAGCACATGACCGTCAGCTTCTCGGATGTCCGCAACTTCATCTGTCAGAAAGCCACCGATGCCGAATGCAAGATTTTCCTCGAGACCTGCAAGCAGTACCGCCTGAATCCCTTTACCAAGGAAGCCTACCTCATCCACTACGATAACAACAGCGAGGACACCCCCAGCACCATCGTTCTGGGCAAGAACTGCTACCTGCAAATGGCAGAGCGTCACCCCAGCTATGACGGCTTCGAGGCCGGGGTCATCATCTTCGATAAGGTGGCCGGGGAGTATCAGAAGCGGGAGGGTTCCATCGTCTACGAGGACGAGGAACTTCTGGGCGGCTGGGCCAAAGTCTACCGCAAGGACCGCACCCGCCCCAGTTACGAGGAAGTGAAGCTGACCGAATACGACACCGGCAAATCTCTGTGGAAGGGCAAAAAAGCCACCATGATCCGCAAGGTTGCCCTTGTCCATGCCCTGCGGGAAGCATTTCCCTCCACCTTCGGCTCTCTCTATGACGAGAGCGAGGTCCATGTGGATGCTGAGTCCACCGCCGTGGAGCTGGACGAGGCCGGACAGGTTCCGGCTCCACGCTGGACCCGCATCAAGGAAGCTGTTGAACAGGCCGATGCTCTGACCGTGGAGGACGCTGACAGCGCAGACGACCCCTTTGCCGGGGGTGATGAATCGTGATCCTGACCCACAAGACCGGCGTACTTCTCCACGGAACTCTCGCCAAAGACCCTGTGCTCAAGGACGTGGGCCAGAAGCAGGTACTCAAGTTTGACGTGAAGGCACACAGCGTCAAGACCGGCACCGGCAACTGGGAGGGCCTGTATGTTCAGGTCAACGTCTGGCACGGGCTGGACAAGTGGGACGGGCTGCTGCTGAAGGGCGATGCCGTCACTGTCTTTGCCCGGGAGCTCAAGAGCCGGGAGTATAACGGCAAGACCTATTACGACGTGGATGCCGACGACATTCAGCCTGGCGGCATGGTGATCTTCCGGTGGATGCAGAACCTCATTGACCTTTGCACAGAGGCCCCGGCACCGCCCGAACCAGCGCTCACTCAGGAGCCAACGCCCTTTGATGAGCCTGCCCCGGTGCAGACCAGCCTTTCTGGCGGGCAGATGTATCCCGGCGAAGACCTGGCCGACTATGCTCCCCGCGCCTCTCAGGCGGCAGCGCCTGCCGGGCCCGCCGCAGGCACCCCGGAAGCAGATGCCCTCATCGACGATGATGCGGATGATCTGCCGTTTTAACCACACCAGAAAGGAGTTCAGACCGTGGGCATTGACCCATCCCGTGGCTTTGTTGCCTTTCCCCGCGGTCTGACTGACTGGGAATGGTATTCAGAGCCCAACACTGCCCGCCTGTTTTTCCACCTGCTACTCACCGCCAACTGGCAGGAAAAGCAGTGGCAGGGCATTAGCATCAGGCCCGGACAGCTGGTTACAAGCCAATCTCAACTGGCAAAACAGCTTGATTTGAGTGTTCGGAACATCCGGACAAGCTTAGAGCATTTACAGGCGACAGGCTATCTGACAGTCAAAACAGGCTCAAAATACAGCATTGTCACGATAGAAAACTATGCTTCGCTTGTTGGCAGTGACAGGCAAAGTGACAGGCAAGCGACAGGCAACCGACAGGCTGCCGACAACAACTTAACAAGTCTAACAAACCAACAAGCTAACAAGTCGTCGTCTGCGGCTGCGCCGGAGCCGACCGGACGACCGACGACCTCACCCTTGGTATCAGAGTTTGAACAGGATATCGGCAAGCTGAGTGCCTCCGGGAAAAGAGAGCTGACAGGATACGCTGACCGGCTGGGCGAGGAACTGGCGCGGGTGATCCTGCGCAAGTGCATTGATGCCGGGGCACATAGCTGGGCCTATGTGCGGAAGGCTCTGATCGAGGCCGAAACCCAGGGCTGTAGGTCTGCCGAGGAGTACCGCATGACGAACCCCATTGGAGCAGGACGCAATAGGCGGGTGGACAGGCCGGAACCCAGCGGGAATGATTTTTTAAAAAACGCAGCCCGTCGCCGTCCGCTCACCAAGAAAAAGGAGGATTCCAATGTACCGGAACCATGAGCACTACCCCGACCCGACAGCTGGCCGGGCATTGGGCAGCCTCCGACGAAAGGAGAACCAATTGAACACCGGAAAACAGTTCGAGGCAGACTGGAAAAGCTCCATGCCGAAGGATGCTTGGTGCTATCGACTGAAAGACAGCGCGGCCACCTATTACGGCGGCAACGAGAACCTGAGCTTCTCCATTGATAACATCTGCGACTTCGACGTGTACCGCTACCCTATGCACCATTACTTCGAGCTCAAGACCATCGAAACGCCCAGCATCCCACTGGAAAAGATCCTGGGCCGATTCGACCGGGAGCGGCAGAAGTACCACAAGCTCAAACACATCACCGATATGGCCCACGCAGCATCCTTCAAGGGCCAGACTGCCCATGTGGTCATCAATTACCGGGGCAAGGTCAACCGCACCTTTGCCGTACCGGCCAGCGCTGTGCTGGAGTACATGCAGACCCAGACCCGAAAGAGCATTCCATGGCAGTGGGCCGCCCTGAACGGCATCGAGGTGGAGCAGCACCTGCTGCGCGTTCACTGGCGGTATGACGTGGAAGGGCTACTGAGGGTACTGGAAGGAGGGAGTACAGAATGACCTATATCCAGAAATGTGAGTGGCTGAAGCTGTATCAGGTATCACTTCGCCGCCAGAAAATTCTTGTCCGGCGTATCCGCGAAGCGAAAGACCAGGCCGAAAGCGTCACCCAGGCACTCAGCCCTATTGTCAGTTCTGGATGTTCTGGCGATAAGACTGGCCGCGCCATTGAAATGATGGATGCCTACCAGCACCAGCTGTGCCATGAAATTCAGCGCAGTCAGGAGTTGTGTTACACCATCCGTAAGGTCATCGCAGAACTCGAAGACCCTCTTCTGGTAGACCTTTTGGAACTGTGCTACATTGATGGCCTGCATCGTGGACAGGCTGCTGACAGACTCCGCGTCAGTGACCGACATTTTCGTCGTCTACATCGGCAGGCTGTGGAGGCCCTGAACATTCCAATGAATGCCATTCCTCCGCAATTATGGCCGCGCATGTCCGCTTAACTGTGTTATAACGATACCATCGGCAAAGCCGAAAGGCAGACCGATGCCATGGCAGCTTCCAGAATGTGCCCGTCAGACATCACGTTCTGCGAGCTGCTTCTATTATGCCGCCTGAGCGCAATGTGGTGCGCGTTCACGAGTGTAGTCGTGGAAGGTTCGATTCCAAGGGTGGTTCCAATTCGCCGCCGACCCCGTAGGCGGCACAGCCTGACGCATGGGGCTACATACTCCCCACCGGAAGCTCATGTGGTGGGTGGCGGGATCTCCTTGCCCGCCCTCTGACCTCCCCACATACGCCGGAGGCACCGGAATCCATAGGCGGGTTTCAGGTATTTTCCCGCTGGATGTGCGTCAATTGCCCTGCATGGAAACATGCAGGGATTTTTTATGCTATTTTCTGCCGTCCTGAGGGGCGGCTTTTTTGTACCCTGACGACGAGAGAGGTGGTGACGTGTCGAATGAAAAGAATCTCATTCCGTTCAATGAACGAACGGAGAGCGAACAGAGAGAGATTGCCCAGAAGGGCGGCATTGCATCCGGTGCGGCCCGCCGCCGCAAACGGTCCATGCGTCAGGCGGCTGACTACTACCTGAGCCTGCCGGAGACCGACCGCCGCCGGGTGAATGCCATGCTGCGGGACCAGATTGACCCGGAGGACGTGGACAACCAGATGAGCGTGGTCATGGGCATTGCAGAGCAGGCCAAGCGGGGCAACCCTCAGGCCGCCGCCGTGCTGCTGAAGATGCTGGGGGAGGAAGCCGTGCAGGAGGACCCGGGCGCGGATGCTCTGGCAAAGGCCAAGGAGCTGCTGGGAGGAGTAGACAGTGCCATTGACTGAGTTTCAGCAGGAGTACCTGCGCAACTGTTCCCACCGGTGGAACGTCAAGACCGGGGCCACCCGAAGCGGCAAGACCTACCTGGACTGCGCCGTGACCATCCCGAAGCGGATCTGCGCGGCCCGGGGGGAGGGGCTGTTGGTGCTCATGGGCAACACCCTGGGCACGTTGGAGCGCAATGTGCTGTCCCTGATGCGGGAGCTCTGGGGCCCCGACCTTGTAGGTGTGATCCGCACCTCGGCAGCAGGCAACGTGGTACAGCTGTTCGGCAAGAAGGTCTATGTCCTCGGCGCTGACAACAAGAAACACATCGCCCGCATCCAGGGCGCTGCCTTTGAGTATGTCTACGGTGACGAGATCACCACATGGGACGAAGGCGTGTTCCAGATGCTGAAAAGCCGCCTTTCCTGCCCCCACTCCCATTTTGACGGCACCTGCAACCCGGAAAGCCCCACTCACTGGTTCAAGAAGTTTCTGGACAGTGACGCTGACATCTACTGTCAGGCGTATACCATCGACGATAACCCTACACTTCCGGCCCAGTTCGTGGCCGATCTGAAAAAAGAATACACCGGCACGGTCTACTATAACCGCTTTATCTTGGGGCAGTGGATGGCTGCCAACGGCGTGATCTACCGCCTGCTGGCCGACAGCCTTGCCGCCGGAGATGGGCGTTTTTTCTGGCCTGTGGACAAGCCGCTGCACCCGTGGCGGGTGCGCATCGGGGTGGACTTTGGCGGCAACGGCTCCAAACATGCCTTTGTGGCAACGGCCATCCTGCCGGGCTGGTCCGGCGTGGTGGGGTTGGCATCCCAGCGCATCGACCCTGTGGCGCAGGATGCCGACTTTCTGGCCGACCGGCTGCTGGAGTTCTGCATCGCTGTCTTTGCCCGCTGGGGCGAGATCCAATTTATCTTCTGCGACAGTGCGGAGCAGACCCTCATCAATCACATCCGGGCAAGGCTCCGGCGCTGCAAGCTCAGCTGGCTGGCCGACCGGGTGGAGAACAGTGCCAAGATCCGCATCAATGACCGCATCCGCCTGACCTGCATCCTGATGGGCGGCGGGCGGTTCTGGCTGCTGCCGGAAGCTGCCACCCTCCGGGATGCCCTTGCCACGGCCCTGTACAGCGGAAAGCACCCCGGCGTGGACGAGCGGCTGGATGACGGCAGCACCGATATCGACACATTGGACGCTTACGAGTACACCATCGAGCGCGATTTCAAGAGGTTGACCAACACATGAACATCACCGCATTTCTGAACTACCTGAACAAGACGCGCGGGTGGGCCATCGATGCCGACTACTACGGCCACATCGAGACCTGGCGGCAGTGGTGGCAGGGCAGCGTGCCCAAGGTGCACACCCGTGCCGCTGAATACGCAAGCGGCATCAAAAAGCGCCCCATTGCCTCCCTGCGGATGCCGAAACGGGTCTGTGAGGACTGGGCGAACCTGCTGCTGAACGACCGCACCACCTTCCAGATCAAGGACGCTGACACCGCGGCCTACCTGCTGGGCGACGATGAGCAGCAGGTGGGCGGACTGCTCCGGGAGCTGCACTTCTGGCGCAATGCCAACGCTCTGGTGGAACAGGCCTACTGGTCCGGCACCGGTGCTTTTGTGCTGAGTGCCGAAAACCTGACTGTCGTGAAAGGGAAAGCTGTCCCCGGCCCGGATACCCGCCTGAAGCTGGACTATGACCCGGCTTCCTGCATCCTGCCCCTGCGGGTGGAACGGGGCATCGTGACCGAAGCGGCCTTTGTCTCCGAGTGCATGATGGAGGGCAAGCCTGCGGTCTATCTGCAGACCCACACCGGCAATGAGACCCGGCGCACCATCCGCAACGAGTGGTTCCGGGTAACGGATGGAGTTTTGGGCGCTCCGGTGTTTGAAGCGCTGCAGGCCCCGCCGGGTACGGCAGAAAGCATCACGGTGGAGAGTTCCCCGCCCTGGTTTGCCCTGTTCAGCCCGGCAGCAGTCAAGAACCTTGACGGCGGCACAGGGCTGGGCATGAGCGTCTTTGCCGAAGCGCTGGCCGAGGCCCAGGGCATCGACCTTGCCTTTGACAACTACCGGGAGGATATCCGGCTGGGCCACAAGAAGATCTTCTACTCTGCGGACATCTGCCGCAAGGTGGTGGACCAAGAGGGTGTGGAGCACTCTATTCCGCCCGATGACGATGTGCAGAGCCAGTTCGTCACCCTGCCCCAAAAGGAAGGGAGCCTCGACCAGTCCAGCGAATACCACGAATACAACCCTGACCTGCGGGTGGAACAGAACCACAAGGCTGTTCAGGATATGCTGAACCTGTTCAGCTTCAAGTGCGGCCTGGGCTGTCACCGGTACAACTTTGAGCTAGGCAACGTCACCACGGCCACCGAGTACAATGGCAGCCGTCAGGATCTGGTGGCCAGCGCCAACAAGAACCAGATCCCCATCGAGGGGGCGCTGGTGGGCATCGTGCGGGCCATCCTGTGGGCAGCAAAGAACCTGCAGGGAGCGGCGGTGGACCCCGAAACGCCCATCTCTGTGGACTGGGACGACAGCTACATCACCGATGCCGAGACCCGGATGAGTCAGATGCGGGACGATGCCTTGAGCGGCCTTTTGCCCCGGTACAAGTATCTGTCTGCCCGGTACGGGGTCAGTGAAGAGGATGCCCGCAAGCTGGCACAGGAAGCCGCTGACGAAAACAAGCAGCCTGAGCTGAGCTTCGGCGGTGGCGGCTGATGCTGGCCCCGGACTATCTCGACCACGCACCCGACCGGCTTGTGCTGCTCTGGCAGCAGGTCGAGGACGATATCCTGCGGGACGTGGCCCGGCGCATCTCCAAAATGGACACCATGACCCCCACGGCCCACTGGCAGCTGTGGCGATACCAGCAGGTGGAAGCTGTCCGGCAGGACGTGGTAAAGAAGCTGGCCCGCTACACCGGCAAGAGTGAAGCCGAGATCCGGCGGCTCATGCAGGAAGCGGCCACCCGGGCCATGGAAGCCGAGGACGAGATCTACTACCACTACGGCAAGGAACCCACGCCCTTTGCCTATAATGCCACCCTGCAGGCCCTACTCAATGCGGGTTACCAGCAGACGGCGGGGACCTTCCACAACTTGACTGCCACCACGGCCAACACCGTCAGCGGCCAGTTTGAAGCCGCCCTCGACCGCGCCCATCTCAAGGTGAGCAGCGGTGCGTTCGACTACAAGAGCGCCATCAAGAGCGCGGTGGACAGTCTGGCCGACACCATGAAGTACGTCACCTACCCCACCGGCCACACCGACACGCTGGAAGTTGCCGCCCGCCGGGCGGTGCTGACTGGTGTGAATCAGACCGGCGCAAAGCTGCAAGTGGCCCGGGCCGACGAGATGGGGGTTGAGTTCTTCGAGACCACGGCCCACGGCGGGGCCCGGCCTTCCCACGCTGAGTGGCAGGGCAGGCAGTTCCACCGGGGCGGCGCTGTGGACTACATGGGCAAGCATTACCCGGACTTCGAGGCCGCCACCGGCTACGGCACCGGAGCAGGGCTGTGCGGCTGGAACTGCCGTCACACCTTCTTTTCCATCTTCCCGGAGCTGGGTGCACCGCCTGCATGGACGCAGGAGAGCTTGGAAGCCCTGAACGCCCGGGACATCGAGTACAACGGTGGCAAGTACACCCGGTACGAGATCAGCCAGATGCAGCGGGCCCGGGAGCGCACCGTGCGCAAGTACAAGCGCCGGTATCTGGCTGAGGATGCCGCCGGGGCCGATACCACCGCCAGCGCGGTAAAGCTCCGGCAGACCCGTCAGGAGCTGTCTGACTTTATCAGCGCCACCGGCGGAAGGGCAGACAGTGCCCGCACCAGTGTTGCAGGCTTTGGCAGAAGCCAGAGCAGCCGGGCAACGTGGGCGGCGAAGAAGCTTGATTCAATGTTGCCCAACCAGCGTGGCAGCGGTGGCTCCTCTGGGCAGAGCGGCGAAACAGTTCATAAATTCCTGGGAAAAGTCGATTTGAAAGACACCAAGCAAGTGGAAGCCCTTAAGGATTCATTCTGCAGCAGCTATGCCAATTCCAAAGTCGAGAATATGATGGTCATCACCCGCAACGGTGAAGTCCATTATATGACCGACAATAATCCCCGAGGGGTTGACTGCTCGTATCTGGGTGGTAAACTGAAAGAGAGCTACAACATCCACACACACCCGCCAGATACCACACAATATTCCTTCAGCACCGATACAGACATCCCGGCAGCATTTGCCGATGGCACCCGCATCATGGAAGCTGTGGACTACAAATACAGGTATCAATTTGCTGTTCCGCGAGAAATCACCTTTGAGCAGTGGGAAACCGTGTGTGAGGAAGTTCGTGAGGAACAGAACGCCGTGATGGCAAGCCGTGGCTATGGATTCGATGACTACGAAGAAAACATCCAGCACGTCATTATTGACGAAACCTGCCGTCGGCTTGGTTTGAAATGCTACCACAGGGAGAAACGGAAATGAGCTACACACTGGAACAGATAGATCAGCTTACTAAGAAAAGCGTTCAGCGAGAACGTTCCCTTGTTGCTGAGTATAAACGCACCCACTCTGTTCCTAGTAGAGGAATTATTTCCACGTCTGAAATTGATGCCGAACGAGCCGAACAGAAGCGTTTATATGGCGAGTATTGCAAATTGATTGCGAACAGAAAGGGTTGAGGTGTTATCATGGAAGATTTTCGTATCATCTACCGCATTTTGAAGTATTTGCAGCAAAGCATGGACTTTGAGGAGTTCGATTGCGCTGGCTTTACTGCCGAGCGCTTCGGTACGAATCCGAACCGCTTTCAGGCTCTCCTGATTCAGCTTCAGAAGGCTGGGTTCATTGAGGGCCTGAACATCGTTCGCTACATTCGCCAGCCGGAGCGCATCGAGCCGCCCATGGAACCGCATATCACCTTGCAGGGGCTTGAATATCTTCAGGAAAACAGCCTGATGAAAAAGGCCGCTGCATTTGCAAAGGGTGTTAAGGAAATCGTCCCCGGCATCTAACAACCAAATATCGAAAGCGTCTTTGCCCGTCCGGGCAGGGGCGCTTTTTTCATGCCGTCTTAGCTCATTCTGGAAGAGCGCCGGTCTCCAAAACCGGAAGCGGGAGGTTCGATGCCTCCAGACGGTGCCATCGCAGAGGGCAGTGCGTACCCTGCCCACAACCGAACACGGACGGAGAACCGTGTCACCAAACCGTGGTTTCACCAACAGAAAGGAGTTTTTCCACCATGAAGCGTGAAGACGTGAAAAACAAGATCCCCGGCATTACCGAGGAGCAGCTGAACTGGATCATGGCCGAGAACGGCAACGATGTCAACCGGGAAAAGACTGCCGCCGAGCAGTACAAGACCCAGCTGGAAAACACCCAGGCTCAGCTCAAGACCGCCCAGGACGGCCTTGCCGCCTTTGATGGCAAGAAGAAGCCCGAGGAATACGAGGCAGACATTGCCAAACTCAAGGACGATATGCAGGCACAGGCTGAGGGCTTTGCCTTTGACAATGCCCTGAACACCGCCATTCTGGGAGCCAAGGGCCGCAGCGTCAAGGCGGTCCGGGCACTGCTGGATCTGGATGCCCTCAAGGGCTCCAAGGACCGTTCCACCGATATCTCCAAGGCTCTGGAAGAAGCCGCCAAGGCGAACCCCTGGGCCTTTGGCGAGGCGGAAGAGGGCGGCGCTGGTTCCGTTCACGTTTCCAGCGGCAAAGAGCACGGCACCCCGCCCGCCGGCGACGTTGACCCCGTGACCGCTGCCTTCAAGGCGATGAACCCCGATATCAACATTGAATGAGAGAAAGGATATTCTTATGGCACATGAAGCACAGGTCCGCTATTCCAATCTGGTCGACCTCAAGCTGCGCAAGACGCTGGTGAAGAAAGTCGGCGTGATCTGCAACAACCGCTACGAGGGCAGCCCCAAGGCAGGTTCCGTCAAGGTTCCTGTCCGTGACACCGAGGTGGTGGTGAACGACTACGACAAGGCCAAGGGTGCAAAGCAGACCAGCGGTGACACCACCTACCTCACCGTCAACATCGACCACGACAAGGCCGTGAATGAGATCATCGATGGTTTCGATGCAGAGAGCGTTCCCGGCAATCTGGTGGCTGACCGCCTGGACAGCGCCGGTTACTCTCTGGGCCTGCAGATGGATTCTGACGGCTCTGTGGAGCTGACCACCGCAGGCACTGCCTTCGGCAATACCACCGCTCTGACCGAAAAGACCATCTACGCCAACATCGTGGATGCACGCACTCAGCAGTCCTCCATCGGCGTGCCCACCGCAGGCCGCTGGCTGCTGGTCTCCCCGGACACCTACGGCCTGCTCCTGAAGAGTCCCGAGTTCATCAAGGCTTCCGACCTGGGCGACGCGGTCGTCCAGACCGGCGCTGTGGGCAAGATCGCAGGCTACACCGTGTTCGAGGATTCCACCCTGGGCGAGAACGTGGAGTATGTGGCCGGTCATCCCAACTGGTTCGCCGTCATTGATGAGTGGGCCGTTCCCGTCCATCTGCAGGATCTCTCCGGCTCTGGCGATTTCATCGGCGCATCTGCCGTGCAGGGCCGCAAGGTCTACGCCTACAAGGTCACCAAGGGCCAGACCATTCTTGTTAAGAAGAAGGTCGCAGCATAAGGAGGCTCCCATGCTTTACTGCACCTACGAACAGTACCAGACAGCGGGCGGTGCGCTGGACGAGGCTGCCTTTGACACGTTGTGCGCCCGGGCTTCCCGGCTCATCGACCGGCACACCTTTGGCCGGGCAGAGCCCCACGCCAGGGCCTGTGCCGGGTGCGCCGCCCTGCTGGCCGATGCCTGCGTCCAGATCATCGATGCCATGAGCGCCGCACAGAGCGCCTGTGCCGTGCCCGGGGCTTCCAGCGTGTCCAACGATGGCTACTCTGTCACCTTCGCCAGCGGGGCGCTTTCTGAGCGGCTTGCAGCGGAAGCGCGTGGCATCCTCTCCAACGCGCTGGGTAATGACCCCCACGGTCTGCTGTATCGGGGGTGTTTCTGATGCAGTGCAGCGTTACCGTTGTGAACCTCATCCACGACACCGCCACCGAGATTGACCGGCCTGTCTGCCATGTCATCCCCGGGTGCAGCTGGCGGGAGAAGCTGGACACCTCCGGCGGCGACCCCCAGCGGACGGTGCACATCCGGCTGCCCCCTGCGGCGGGCTACCTGCCCTATTTCCAGTGGGCAAAGCTCCCGCCCGGGGAAAAGGCGGCACACTGGACGCTCAAGCGGGGCGGCAAGCTCATCTGCGGCGCTGTCCGCAGCCTGACTGAGGCCGAGTATGCCGCCCTCGAGAAAACGCACATCTGCTGCACGGTGGCGGCGGTCTCCGACAACCGGGAACCGCTGCTGCCGCATTTTCATGTAGAGGGGAGCTGAGGAAATGAGTGCACCCGTTATTGACCTGAAGCTCAGGTTCCGGCCCGGCTTTCAGGCCGAGATGGACAAGGGCTTCCAGAAGGTTCAGTATGCGTTCTCCCAGCAGGTGGCTAAAGCTGTGGACCCTTATGTACCCTTTGACACCGGCACGCTGAAGAACAGCGTGAATCAGGCATCCGACTTCAAAGGCGGCAAGCTGGTCTATAACACCCCGTATGCCCGGCGGCAGTATTACCTGCACACGCAGGGGCAGGGGCTGCATGGGGAGAACCACCTGCGCGGTTCCTACTGGGGCCAGCGGGCAATTGCTGACCACAAAGACGAACTGATCCAGTTCGCCAAAAACGCCGCCAGGAAAGAGCTGGGAGGTGGAACGTAATGCCCAAAGCGTCCATTACGGCCCTGCGGGACTGGCTCAAGACCTGTCCACTCATTGCCGAGGAGCAGGATGCCACCGGTGCGGCCTTCCGCATTGCCGGACTGGAAGAGGAAGCCACCGCTTTTTCCATTGAGGACAGCCCCACCGACCCCATTGTGGAAAGTTACATCTCCGGGCGGGATCTGGCGAAGAACTACCTCTTCCTGTCCCGAAGGGAGTTCGGGGAGACCGATGTGCTCACCATTGAGAACAGCGGCTTCTTTGAACAGCTGGCCGACTGGGTAATGGAACAAAATGACTGCGGCATCCTGCCTGATCTGAGCAAATGCGGGCACGGCAAGGAAGCCCAGAGCATTGAAGTCACCTCCACCGGCTACATCGTCACCGACGGCTCCGGAAGCTGCAAAATGCAGATGCAGCTCCGGCTCGTCTACTATCAACCCAAACTTTGAAAGGAGACCATCCTATGACTGTTTCCGAAACCCTGGCCGCGCTCAAGACCAAGAAGGGCATCGTGCCCAGCGCGGACTACACCGGCACCGAAAAGGCCGATGATTTCATCTTTGCGATCCAGACCGATGCCTCCACCCAGACCAAGGAGAGCGACTGGATCGTGTTTGCAGAGCGTGTCAAGGAGCACTCTGGTGCACTGAACGCTTCCACCGAGGACGTGCCCTATATCCGCGCAGGCACTGTCACCGAGAAGGGTGAGACCCAGCGCACCTTCTCCCTGAACGGAAACCGCTGCGTGGGCGACCCTGCGCAGGATTTCCTGCTCTCCCACAGGATTAAGTTCGGCTCCGGCACTGAGGTGGTTTTCCCCTATATCTACTTCAGCGCAAAGACCGGCAAGGGCGAGAAGGGCGCAGCTGCCTTTATTGTCACTGCCGATGCCAGCGGCTCCGCCAACAACTCCGCAGGTTTTGCCTGCGACGTGAAGGGCGTAGGTGTTCCGGCTGAGTTCAACTACCTGACCGTAGCCGCAGGCTAACCCGATTTTCAATGATCCATACTGCCCTCGTTCCCGGTGAACGGGGGCCCTTTTTGTAACAGGAGGATTCCCCATGACCATCAACGGCATTGAATTTGATTTTTCCACCCTGAACGCCAACGACGTGGATCGGATGCTGGCCGCACAGACCCGGCAGCAGGAACGTGCCCGGACGGAGGGCAGCCGCTACACCCCCGAGAGTGATTACCCTGCCTGGCTGCGCTTCCAGTGCCGCATCTTTATGGACTACCTGGACGAGGTTCTGGGCGAGGGTGCTTCTGAGAAGCTGGGGCTGGACGGCAGCAACTTCAACGCCTGCCTGACGGTCAGCAAGACCTTTGCCGAGGCCATGGCCGCAGAAAAGGCCAGTGTCAGCGCGCTGATCCACCCCGCCGAGGAGCGTGCACAGGTTTCGGCAGCGCAGGCCATCCCCGCCCCCATGAACCGTGAGCAGCGCCGGGCCGCAGTCAAGGCACATCCCGCCGTGGTGGATTTCCGGGCACAGGAAGCGGCAAAAGCCGCCCGCCGTGCCCAGCTGAAGGCAGAGCTTGAGGCACTGGACAATGCATGACCTGCTGACGGACACCCTGCCCACCGAGTGGGAGGGCCGCGCCATCGACCCTGACTTCCGGCCCATGATCTGGCTGCTGATCCGCACCCGCCGCGCCAAAACCGACGAGGACAGCGCCCGGATGATTTGTGAAGCCGTTCAGCGGTTCTTTGTAGAGCCGGTGCCCGGAGTGCAGTACCAGGAAGCCTTTGAATCTCTGGTGCGCTTCTGCCAGGGCGGCGGCCCCGAGGACGAGGAGCGCACCGGGACTGGCAGCAGCAGCGACCCACAGGACGAGCCTGTGCTGGACTACCGGTGCGATTCCGACTACATCGTGGGGGCCTTTCAGCAGGCCTACGGCATCGACCTGACCGCCGACAAGGTACACTGGTGGCGCTTCAAAGCACTGCTTCATGCCCTGCCGCCGGAAACGCCGCTGGGCAAGATCGTGGAGATCCGGGGCAAGGACACCTCCTGCATGGACAGGGCCGACCGGGACTACTACGAGACCCTGAAAGAGCGCTTTGCCCTGCCGGATGGACTGAAGGGGGTGAAGCGGAACGAGACCCTGCAAGAGCACGAGGACGCTTTCCTCGACCGCTTCGGTTGATTCCCGCGCCCCGGTGCCCTGCCCCTTCTGCGGCAGAGCGCTGCCCGTGTGGGCGGCTCCCGAGGCCTGCGCCCACGGTTTGTGGGTAAAATGCAAAAACCCCGCATGTAAGCGGGAGGTAGAAATCAAGTTATAGCAGCCTGTGCCCCTGTGCCCGCGCTCCGAATGAGAGGTGGACACAGTGGCATTTGATTTTAGCGTTACCGGCAACACCAAGTTGGACACCAGCGGCTTCACGCAGGGTGTCAGCAGCATGACCGTCGCCGCCGGAACGCTGATCGCAGACCTGGTAAAGACGGCTAGCAGCCAGCTGACGAATCTTGCCCAGAGCGCGATCCGGAACGGCTCCGTCTACGAGACATCTCTTGCCAAAGTCGGGACCATCGCCGATCTTGGCAAGCTTTCGATCCAGAAGCTGGGCAGTCAGATCACGGACATGTCCAACACCATGGGCATTGCGGCCACGGATATTGCCGAGGCTACCTACCAGGCCATCAGCGCCGGGCAGGACACGGCCAACGCTGTGGAATTTGCAGGCCAGGCAGCGAAACTGGCAACCGCCGGTTTTACCTCCACGACCTCCGCCGTGGATATCCTGACCACTGCCCTGAACGCCTACGGCTTGAGCGCCGACCAGGCGACCCACGTTTCGGATGTGCTGCTGACCACCCAGAACCTGGGCAAAACCAGCGTGGACGAGCTTTCTTCCAGCATGGGCAAAGTCATTCCGCTGGCCGCAGCTTACAACGTCAGCGTGGAAAACCTGTCCAGCGGTCTGGCCGTGATGACCGCAAACGGCATTGCCACCGCTGAGGCTACCACCTACACCAAATCCATGCTGAACGAGCTGGGCGACACCGGGTCCAGCGTCGGCAAGATTTTACAGCAGCAGACCGGCAAGAGCTTTGCCCAGCTGAACGCCGAGGGTAAAAGTCTGGGCGATGTGCTGCAGATCCTCTACGACAGCGTAGGTGGTGACAGCACCGCCTTTGCCGGGCTATGGTCCAGCGTGGAGGCTGGAACCGGCGCTCTTTCGCTGGCATCGGGCGGCGCGGACAAATTCAACGGCGTGCTGGCCCAGATGGTGGACAGTGCAGGAGCGACCGACACCGCCTACCAGACCATGACTGACACCTTCCAGCACAGCATGGAAAGCCTCCAGACAACGGCAGAGAACCTGAGCATTGACCTGTTCGAGGCCATGGAGCCGGGCCTGATGGAAGCCGCCAACTGGGGCACCGACTGCCTGAATACCCTGACGAGCGCTCTGAATGAGGGCGGCCCGGCAGCCATGCTGGACGCAGCCAGCGGCATTCTGGAAAATCTGACCGCAGGTGTTGTTCAGAAGATTCCCGGGCTGGCATCGGCAGCAACACAGGTCACCACCAAGCTGGTGCAGTATCTGGCTGACCATCAGGACGAGATCTTCGATGCAGGCATCCAGCTGCTGGAACAGCTCATCATCGGCATCACCGACAACCTGCCCCAGCTGATCACAGCAGCAGCGGAATTGATTGCAAAGTTCTCTGCCGCGCTGATCTCCCATCTGCCCGACCTTCTGAACTGCGGTGCGGCTCTTCTGACCACACTGGTAGACGGCATTCTCCGCAGCATTGAGAATCTGGGCGAAGCTGCCCTTGCCTGCATCGCCAAGCTGACCGGCGTGTGGGACGGCAGTATGGATGAGTGGGGCCACATCGGCGAGAACATCGTCACCGGCCTGCTGAACGGCATCACCGGGATGTGGGACACGCTGGTGTCCACAGTCAAGGGCAAAGTCAACGGCATGGTGAGCACCGTCAAGAACGTGCTGGGCATCCACTCGCCCTCGAAGGTGTTCACCGAGATCGGCGAAAACGTCACGCAGGGCCTTGTCAACGGCATCAACACCGGGGCACCTGCCGCGCAGGAAGCCATCCAGAACATTGCCCAGACCCTCTCCACCAACGGGCCGGATTTTGCCACCGTAGGGGCTACCATCACGGAGCAGTTCCGCACCAAGCTCACCGAGGGCTGGGCACAAATTAAGTCTGACATCCAGACGGATGCACTGGGGGCCATCGAGACGCTGGCCAACGCCCTGAAAAACGGTGACCTCGAGAGCCTGGGCCTGTGGGCCGCTTCCTACTTCTGGCAGGCCTGCACCAAGGAGCAGCAGACCCAGATCAACAGCATCGCTCTGGGGGCCCTGAACCAGCTGGGCGGCGCTTTGAGCGGCGTGTTCGGGAACCTCTCTCAGCTGGCCATGGGGCTGGTGGCGCAGTTCGTGCCCGCCGCAGCCGGCGCAACCACGAGCCAGATCGCCCTGAACACCGCCATGGACGCAAACCCCATCCTCTTCGTCATCTCCCTCATCGGGATGCTGGTGGGTGCCCTGCTGAACTTCTCCGGCAAAAACAAGGATGTGGCCAACGCTTTCCAGAATGTCTGGGCGGGTGTCGAGGACTTTATGAGCTACATCTTCGAGGGCCTGATGCGCATCGTGGCGGCGGGCATCGAGGGCTTTGTCATCCTCATCAACGGCCTCATCGGCCTGTATAACTCCGTGGCGTGGCTCTGGGGCGACCATGTGGATTACATCAGCAATCCAGCCTGGAACTTTGCCAACCAAATTGCCGCCGACCGCAAGGCCCGGCAGGCCGAGCGGAAAAAACAGCAGGAAGCTGCCAATAACCCCAGCAGCTCCGGTTCTTCTGCCTCCTCCCAGAAGGTCATCGAGAGCATGACCGACACCAGCAAGACCACCACTGCCGACGGCAGCACCGTGACCACCAAAGTGCTCACCGAGAAGCTGAAGGACGAGACCGGCAAGATCACCCAGAGGGTGACCAAGACCGTCACCGAGGCAGGTACCAAACTGGTGGACGGCGTGGAGCGCTCCTACAAGACTGTGACCACCTATGTGGACGGGGTCCAGACAAAGGTGGAGCGCAGTTTGGATGACATCGCCAAGACCACCACAGGCACAAAACCCGGCTCCACCACGCCGACAGCCCCCACCCCGGACAAAGACCTGACCGACGCTGTGGAGGCCAACACCGAGGCCCTGCTGGCCGCAAACAGCAAGCTGGCCGAGATGGTGCGGCAGGCCAACAGCCTTGTCCTCAGTGACAACATAGCCATCAGCCGGTCTGTAGCCGCATCCGGCACGGCACAGGTGGCCGCAGCCGCCAGCCAGTACCACCGGGAGGGCGACACCAACATCACCCAAAATATCTACTCCAGGGCCCAGACGGCGGCAGACCTCCAGCGGGAAGCACGCTGGGAAGCCGACCGGGCCAAGGCCCAGAAACGATGAAAGGAGGGCTCCACAATGCCATTCAGAAAAGACCATTTGCAGCTGGTCACGGATGCCGGGGCCACTCTCGACATCGGGTGGGACTACGGCACGCCCTACTCCCTCGACCCCATCAACGGCGTGGACGTGGACGTGCAGACCGCTCAGGGCGTGAACCAGGTGGGCGTGAGCGTGGAGCGCCAGAGCGTGGCCGGGGTGAGCCGTGAACTCATCATCCACTGCCACAGCTCCCACGGCGACGCGGATGCCGCCCTGCTGCTGGAAAAGCTGCCCTATTTCACCAGCGGCACAATGTACTTTGAGGATAGATTCTTCTGCCGTTTTGTGCTTTCCAAGACCCCCTACACAAAGAGCATCCACCCCTACCCGGTGCTGGATTTCATGTTCTTCTGCCCCAAGCCCTTCTGGTACAACTTGCAGGCTCAGAACTTCTGCATCAACGGTTTTGTGCCATCGTTCAGGCTGCCCATCAATTACAGCACGCCCCACCGGTTCGGCGTGCGCACTTCCATCGGCTGGCTGAACGCAGTTAACCCCGGGGCGCTGGCGGTGCCCTTTACGGCCACCCTCAAGAGCGACGGCGCTGTGGTCAACCCCACTGTGCTGAACATCATCACGGGCCAAAGTATCCGCATCCTGACCACCCTGACCCCCGGACAGGTCATCGAGATCTACCGCACCACCACCGACAAGCTGGCCGTCAAGCGGACAGAGGACGGCACGGAGGAGAACATCTTCTCCCTGCTGGATGAAGATTCTGACCTGCTGGAGCTGGCCCCCGGGGACAACCTGCTCAAGGCCACCGCCGACAGCGGCGAGACCAGCCTGCAGGTGACGGTGCGCTTTTACCCCATGGTGAGCGGTATTCTGCCGGAGGTGATCTCGTGACACTGGACGTTTTGGACGAGCTGACCCTCGCCCGGCTGGGCCGGGTGGAGGTGTGGGTGAGCTTTTACTGGGACGAGCCCTACAACACCGAGGGAGAGTTCACGTTGGAGGTGCGCCCCACCGAGGAGAACCTGTCCCTACTCCGGGAGGGCCGCTGGCTGCGCCGCAGTGACAGCGATGTGCCCATGCGCATCTGCCACCGGAGCAACGAGAACACCGACAGCAATCTGGTGGTCACCGGCTTCCCGGGGACGTGGATCTTCACAAAGCGAGCCGGTACCGCCATCGTGAAGAACGAGAACGCGGAACAGGCCATGCGCAGGCTGGTCAGCGCAATGCAGCCATGGCCAAAGCTAGAGCTGGGCACGCTTGTGGGCTTTGACACCACCTACACTGCACAGACCTCCGGCGGCAGCATCATGGACTACCTGACGACCATCGGCGCGGCCTGCGACCTGGGTTTCCGGGTGCGGCTGGCAGGCAAGAACGCAGACAAGAAGCTGCTGTTCGAGGTCTACCGGCCCACCGCTGACCCAAACAACAGGTTCAGCACAAAGTGGGGCAACCTGCAGCAGGCTGCGTGGGCCTTTGGCGACAGCGACTACGCCAATGTCGCTGTGGTGCAGGGCGCAGGCGAGGGCGAGAACCGGGCCACCGTGACCGTGGGCCTGACGGATGCCACCGGTGCCGACCGGCGGGAGCTTTACGTCGATGCCCGGGACGTGCAGCCGGACGAGGAAAAGGGCGAGACCAGCAAGAGCCAGGCCTACCTCGAGCGGCTCATGGCCCGAGGCACGAATAAACTGCTGGAGCAGCTCCGTACCGGCTCCATTGAGTTGACCATCGATGCCGAGGGGCTCTCCCCTGGTGACGTGGCCTTTTGCACCATCCCGGAGCTGGGCTACAAGGCCACCGTCCGGGTGGCCGATGTCATCACCCAAAGCCAGAGCGACAGCACCACCCGCACGGTGCGGCTGGGCACGCCGGTCTGGCGCAAGCTAAGGAGATGATCTTTTGAGTAAAATTGTACTTTATCCCGCCAACGGCTACGACTTCGATGCCGCAGACGTAGCAGCCTACCTTGCGGGCCTCATCAGCGGCGTGTTCAGCGGAGATGAGGACTTCCCGGTGACAGCCGCAGGCGGGCTGAAGGTCACCGTGGGGGCGGGACGTGGCTGGGTGCCCCCCAGCCGCTTCACCGGCTACTCCATCACCAAGCGGGAGGCCGACACCCTGACCATGCCGCTGGCCGACCCGTCTCTCCCCCGCATCGACCGCATCGTCATACGCTATGATGCCGGTGCCAGAGCCGCCAGCCTGCATGTGTTGCAGGGCACGGCATCCAGCACACCCACGGCCCCCGCCATCTCCCGCACCGAGCTGATCTACGACCTCTGCCTTGCCGAGATCACCCGCCCGGCAGGCTCCACCAGCATCACCACGGGCCAGATCACCGACACCCGGCTGGACGAGGCGCTCTGCGGCATCGTGCGGGACGGCGTGACCGGCATCCCCACCGACGAGCTGCTGGCCGCTGCCAAGGAGCGCATCAACGCACTGGAGGAGAAAGCTACCAGCAGTGCCGCTGCCGCCAAGGACAGCGCGGAGGCAGCCAAGAGCAGCGAGACCAAGTCCGCCGCCAGCGAGAAGGCAGCCAAGACCAGTGAGACCGCCGCCAAGCAGGCCCTGCAGGACACGGAGACGGAGCACACCGCCGCCTTGCAGGACATCGCACGGGCCCGCACCACGGCCCTAAACGACGTGGCAGCTTCCACCAAAACGGCCACCGCTGCGGCAAACACTGCCACCCAGCAGGCCACCGACGCTGCGGGGAGCGCTTCTGCCGCCGCCACAAAGGCCGGAGAGGCATCTACCAGCGCAGGGGCGGCAAAGGCCGATGCCGACCGGGCAGAGAAAGCCAGCACCAACGCGGCCAATGCGGCCACCAATGCCGTGAAGCAGGCCAAGGAAGCCGGAGCCTTTGATGGTCAGTCGGCCTATGCGCTGGCTGTTCAGCTGGGGTACACCGGCAGTGAAGCGGACTGGATCGCCAGCCTGAAAGGCGCAAAAGGTGACAAGGGAGATAAAGGAGATACCGGTGCGCAGGGCCCCAAGGGTGCTACCGGAGCCACCGGCCCGCAAGGCCCCACCGGCGCAACGGGAGCCAGAGGTGCCACAGGCGCTACCGGCCCGCAAGGCCCGGCGGGTGCTTCAGCGGTCTATACCAGCGGAACCTACTATGTGCGCTATACCGATGGAACGCAGATCTGCTGGGGAACCCACATGGATAGAGCGACTTTTCCTGTTGCTTTTGCAAATGCAAATTACTCTTGCATTGGGTCGCTTCAAACGCAGTACCCGGACGGCAAGAACTTCGGCTTTACTTCCAAAACAACAACATCTATGCGCATCAATGTTTCCGGAAGCCGGGAATATGTCAACTGGGTCGCCTATGGCCGCTGGAAGTGAGGTGAACGCAAATGGAGATCAAACCCGGAGCAAAAATTCAGAAGCCCGTTATCACGCAGGAAGAGTGTGATGCCTATTCTGCTGTTGTGGATGCCATTACCGCCCACAATGCAGCGGCTGCTGTGGGCGATGCCCTGTGGAGCATGGACGACCAGCCGGAGTTTTATGTTGTGGTGGAGGCCGGCACACAGCCAGACCCGGCAGATGCACCGAAGCCGACCCCTACACTTGAGGAGCGGCTTGTGGCGGTGGAAGCTGCCCAGGCAGATGCCGATGCGCTGAACGTTGACCAGGCCTACCGGCTGACCCTGCTGGAGCTGGGGATCACTGAGTAAAACCCTCTGCCAAGAGGATGATAACATTTTAAGATGGGGCACTGCCCCGGAAAGGACAAACCTATGTTGTACCGTACCTGTAAACGCATGATCGAACGCGGCAGTCTGGAGGGCATGAGCACCAAGCTGGACGTTTTCTATGCCGCAAGCAAGTTGACTGATGACGAGTACAAGGAGCTGACCGAGCTGCTGGCCGAGAAGGAGGCGCAGAATGCCCAGAACAATACTTGACGTGAGCAAATGGCAGGGGAGCATCGACTGGGATGCGGTGAAGCGCAGCGGTAAAATCGACGGCGTGATGCTGCGGGTGCTGGGCAGTAAGGGCGGCAAGCCCTACATCGACCCCTTCTTTGCCCGCAACTACGCCGAGTGTGCCCGGCTGGGCCTGCCCGTGGGCGGCTATTACTACACCTGTGCGGTCATGCAGCGGCAGACGGAGGAGGAGCTGGCCGCCCTCAAAACAGCTCTCCGGGGCAAAACGTTCCAGCTGCCCCTTGCAATCGATGTGGAGGACCCCCGCCTGCGCTCCCTGGCCCCCGCAAAGCTTTCGGCCCTGGTGGCCGAAGCCGCTGCCCAACTCGAAGCGTGGGGGCTGTATGCAATGGTGTACACCTACACCAATTTCGCGGATACCGCCCTCGACATGGCAGCCCTCGCTGCTTACGATCTGTGGATCGCGGACTACCGCGGCACGCGCCCCACCCGCAAGCACGGCATGTGGCAGTACACCAGCAGCGGCAGGGTGCCCGGTATCTCCGGCCCCGTAGACCTGAGCCATGCTTACAAGGACTATGCTGCCATCATCCAGCGCAAGGGGCTGGGCAAAGTGAAAGGAGAATGACAATGAAAAATGAGATTTGTGCGGCCATCGGCATTGTGGGCGGGGCCATTGCCAGCCTGCTGGGCGGCTGGGACACGGCGCTGCAGACGCTTATCATCTTTATGGCAATCGACTACATCACCGGCCTGATCGTGGCGGGGGTGTTCCACACCAGTCCCAAGACCAAAACTGGCACCCTTGAGAGCCGGGCAGGCTGGAAGGGCCTGTGCCGCAAGGGTGTGAGCCTGCTGGTGGTACTGGTGGCCTGCAGGCTGGATGCTGTCATCGGGTCGAACTTTATTCGGGACACCGTTGTCATTGCGTTTGTATGCAATGAGACTATCAGTATCGTGGAGAATGCCGGACTGATGGGTGTGCCCATCCCGGCGGCGCTGACTCGTGCTGTAGACGTGCTGAAGCAGCGGGCGGAAGAAAAGAACGGCAGCTGA